CCCAGTAAAGCCTCCTCTTTTGTGTTAGTCTCCCATATCTTACGAAGATACCTAAAGTTCGTTAGCGTAGCCTGAAGAGTTCCAAGGACAGCAGCGACACGTACCTTTCGTTTGAGGTCTGACAGCGTATCGGCTGGCCTGACAACAACTTCTGACAGGTTACAGAATTGATAGGGTCTGAGGATAATTTCACTGCATGGATTAGTTCCAAAATCATAGGTAGCATCTCGTCGCTCGTTCTTTGCAGCTTGCTTTTGACTTGCGACTCTAGAGAACATACCTCGTTCACCTGACCTTGACTCATATAAACTTGTCCACTCGTTTAGGAACGCCTCGAAGTCGGGCTTCTCTGTATAACACGCACTGTTGTTTGCTAGGCCACGCTGCGGATTATCTATCCACCACTGTCCTGACTTGGCTCGTCTGATTCTGTCGTCTGTAAGGTTACTGAGACCGATAAGGGCACTTCGTCTGACCCCGCCCACGACAACGATCTGTGCAATCTTACAGCATACATCGTGGCACTCGACACTACTGAGCTTGCGTCCAGCAGCGGCCCTAAAGATGTCAACGGTGAACCGGAACAAATCTTCAAGAGGCTCTGGCCCAGACGCTCTACCTCCGAATGTCTTGAGGGGTGCACCCGAAGGTCGTACTCCAGATACGTCCCACTTTGGAACTTGACCACTATAGAGCATAGCGATGAGTTCCCTGTACGCTTTGGCCCAGCCAATCTTTGAGTCTGATACGTGTATAACACTGTCGGTTTCATGGAAGTCCTCTGCTACCTCTGGCAACTTCTGTATGTACTGACGCTCAACACTGAACCCTGCACCTGTGCCACACATTAGAACATACATCATTTCATCAAATGCTTTAGGGTGATCAATAGGCATGTAGCTACAGTTAAACCCTGCTACGTTGTCACGATCAAGAGCGTCGCCCGCAGTCATCAACGCCCTCATCGAAGGCATTACCTCTAAGTTCTCAATTGCTTTACGCGCCTCCTTAGCGTCAGCCTCTGGTAGCTTGTCACCCCAGTAGTCTACGTATCTACCTACGGTTTCTTCCCAAGTCTCACGGCGTTGCTTCTCTGGTATGTAACGTGCGTACCTTGACTTGTGTATGTACTGTTGATATGCGTCCATCTATTCTTCTCCTCCGAACCCTAAAGTTTCTAACATAATTGATGCTGCTCCCATCTTTAAAATCATGTATGTTGAATCTGGATAGCCATCGTTGCTGACAACTTGCATCACTTTACCGTCACTAAAGAGAACAACGGCTGTCTTGACTTCTATGCCTCCTTCTTCCATCTCATCCGTAGCGTCAGCCAAAGACTGAAACAAGTCAGACGCCTTGATAGCATCTTTGGTTTTACCGAACTCACCTTGAACTACCTTCATAAGAACTCTGCCACTAACCACGTTACGTTAAAGACAAGCAACACAATTATGAATGTGTAGTATATTGTCTGCTCTGTGTCATACTTGTTCATTGGTTATCCTCTATCAATACATCAATCAACCTATTAAGATACCAGTCTGCCTTACGTAAATCCTCCACTGGTTTCTCTTTGTAGTCGTAGCGCCACAGGTACTTCATCACGTTGCCCTTGAGATAACCGAAGTACTGCTCAGGTGGCATGGATGCCCTGATAGCTTCGATGGCCTCAATCGCTCCTGTGTTGTAGTGGTCAGGTTTCTCCACGGGACACGACGGTTCTTTGATTGCAGTGTCGGATGGATGGTACAGCTTACTTGCTACTATGTCCCATTCTCGTGGTGATGCTGAGTCTATTGAAAGGTTGCGATCACTTTTAGTTGTCATCTACTTCGTCCTCCAATCCGTTAAACTTGTCTATGTTAGTCTGTATCTTATCCTGAAACTTATCGACAAGATCATAAGAGTTTATCTCAAGAACTTCAAGCAGTGTTATCTCATCTATGTGGTCTGCTATAAGCTCAAGCATCTCATCAAACGTCCTTGCCATACCGCCTCCGTAGGTACGTCATGCTGATAGGCATTTCGTCAAACGCACCGTTGTCTACTTCGTTAAACATCCACAGCCCAGCCCAGCTACCGTTAGTTTGTGGGTTAAGGTACTCTTCATCATGTTGGTAAAAGATACCACCGAACAGGGCAGTCATACGTTTACCTGATGCGTCGCGATCAAAAGCGATGTCCCTGTCTTGAACGTGACCCATCACACAACTCATGTGCTTCTTCTGTAGCAGTAGCTTCGCTGACGAAACAGGTCTGCCCATGACACCACTGGTGAAGTAGTGACAGTACGCTACGCCGTCAATGACTACTGGCTTTAGGTAGGGATGTACCTCCCAGCCCTTCAGCGCCAAGTCATCATAGCTCATCAGCCCTTCAAGCTTTGCGTCATTCTCTACTGCACGTTCAATGCGCTGCTCGTGGTTGCCCATCGTAAAGACTAGGCGTGGCTTCCATACTGTCTTCTTGTTACTACGCAATCGTTTTTGCTCTGCCTTGATAGTGTCCATGAACGCAGCCATAGCCTTGTTGCCAGCCTGTACGTCCTCAGAGTAGCGCCGTCCCTCGAAGGACTTCTTACCTACGTCGTAACTGGAAAGGCTAGGCATATCCCAATGATCACCAAGGTGGATGATAACATCAGGCTTAGTAGCAACAGCGTACCTAGCGGCCCATCGAATATGTTCATAGTTGTCTCCCGGTTTTACTTGTGTGTCAGGTATGATCAGATGTCTAGTCATTGCGTCCACTCCTGCGGTAAAGTCTTTGGAGTGTACCAATCAAATCCGTTGCGCTCTGCCCAGTCTGACATGCAGTAGTAGCTTCCGTCCTTTCGCTTGGTTGCTGCTGGCATTCTGTTGTTGGGGTTTTGGAACACGAATACCAACTCCTCCTCTGGCTTGAGAGCCTTCTTGACATCGACATATTTACGAGCCTCTGGTTTCTCACGGAATCTCCCTTTGGCTTCGATATAATATGTTATACCGTTGGCCTTGTAAGTAAAGTCAGGATGGTAATGTTTGTGTTGTACGTACGCAACGGCACAAGGGTGGTACTCACACCCCTTAAGCTGCTGCGCTAAGTCCCATTCAAGCCACGAGTCGTAGCCCTTTGGTACGTTATCTCTGGTTCGGCGCATTCCAGATCTCTCCTTCTTGACGGCGCAGGTACAGTAGCCTTGCGTTCTCAATGACACGCTCTTCGTCGTCATACATTTCGACACACACATCATACATCTCACGTTCAGTTGTGCAGTCAGCCAGTGCTTTCTTAGCCTTGACTGGGCCTACACCCTTGATACCGATGATGTTATCTGCGCGGTCACCCGTTAGTATTTGTTCGTACAAGAAACGTTCAGCATCTTCTTCGCTAACGTCGTATAAACTCTGCTTGTTAGGGTTGAAGTGCTTGCCCGGAACCTGATCGAAGTCCTTGTCGATACTGACAATCAGTGAGTCGTCGTCGGCGGTAGCAGCAATGGCGATCAAGTCGTCTGCCTCTTCCTCTACGCTAACGACAGCAGCCCACTCGTCTATCAGGTACTGCCTAATGGCTCCAAGGTGCTCAGGCTTTGGCTTGTCTTTCCTGTTTGCTTTGTAGCCAGCAGTGACTGCGATGTTATCTCGGAAGTTGCCCTTTCCCGTGAGGTATACACGGTACTCAGGCTCGTCTTCGATGAGGATGTACAAGTCGCTGATCAAGTCAGACAGATAAGCACCAGCACTATACGCCGCGTACTCCTCTCTGTCCTCCTGTGACTTGTACGCGCAGCGGTATGCTACGATGTCCCCATCAATGTGAATCACAGCGCGTCAGCCTCGTCAACAGTATCGTCAACGTACTCTATCATCTTCGTGACCTTGCACTTGATCATGCTTGGGCTACGTCCTGTACCTACTGACCAGTCATAGTACCCAACAACGCAGACTGCTTCACTGCCGTTAGCGATCATAACATCGGAGTCATACTCGACACCCTGATCATCTGTAACGCGCATCGGATTCTTACTCTTCATCGTAATGAAGTAATCCTTCTCGTCACCCTTGTTAGCAGCGGCAATGCCCATCTCATCCAGAGCAGCTACTGCTTTCTCGCTCAGGTTACCCAACACTATCTGGTACTTGTCACTGAACTTATTAAGCTTGTTACGCTCAACCCAGTAGAGTGTACCTTTAAGTGTAAGTGGTTGTGGCTTATCCATAATGCTTTCCTTTTTAGTTAACTACCGTAATATTATACCATGTATTTTAACAGGTGTCAATGAGTTTCTGCCCATGTCTTACCTATTTTGTATTCACCGTCCAAGGGACAGCGCAGTTCGAGTTGCTCTCCAGCTTCTACGATTGCTTCAACCAGTTTCCTCCCTACTTCTTCAGCGTATTCTGGCGCAGTCTCTACCTGAAACTCATCGTGTACGTTCGCAACGAATCTGTGCGGCACGTTACAGAGTTTGTCTCCTGCAATTACTAACGCCTGTTTCATGATCACTGCACCGCATGACTGTAGCAGTGTATTCAGTGCAGCATGTTGGTGTCGTATCCAGACTCTTCGTCCATCAATTCCGGGTAGGCTTCCTTCTGAAGCAAGTGACTCAACCTTTCTGACCAGCCTCCCAAAAGCTGGCATGTTTCGTAGGTAAGAATCTCTAGCTCGCTTGCCAACCTTAGCATTTCCTCCGAGGATAGTTCCAAGCTTTGAGTCTCCTGCTCCATACAAGAGAGCATAGGTAAAACGCTTTGCATCAGCTCTTGTTGCAAGTCCAGCAGCCTGTTGCGTTGCTGAGTGTACATCTCCGTCAAGTAATTCTCTGATGTATTCTTCATCTTTCATGTAGTGTGCAAGACAGCGTAGCTCCAGACTAGAAGCGTCAGCACCGACTAACACGTTACCCTCCTCAACTGTGAAGCATTCCCTGTACGTAGACTCAGACGGTATCTGTGCCATGTTGGGTTTGCTGTGTGTCATGCGCCCAGTAACAGCACCGCATGTGTTAACGTAACCGTGTATGCGCGATCCAGAAACTGAATCGACCCACGACTTGACCATTGCAATCCGCTTAGAGAGTGTCAGGTACTCAAGGACAAGACCCGCCTCGGGTATGTGACTGAGTTCCTTAAGGGTTGTCTCATCCACCTTCGGCTTACCTGTCTCAGTGAAGGTCTTCCATACTGCGCCCTTGCTTTCAAGACGCTCTGCAACTTGTTGTCTGCTGCCGGGGTTGAACACCGTAACCTTATCCTTAAGACGCTTGCCCGTCTTCTCACTCCACCGCTCATCCACAATGGGTGGGAATACCCCTTGAAGTTCATGCTCTATCTCCTTCATTCGTTGCTCATGCTGCGCGTGTATCTCACAGCCCCTGTTGAAATCAAACGCAAACCCGTTAGCTATCTGGTCACTGATCATAAACGCGACTGAGTGCTCCAAGTCCTGACAGGCATAGCTAAACTCTTTCTTCTTAAGCTTGGCTGTTAGGTGCTTGTGTACGTGCCACGTTGCGCGACAGTCCTTCAGACAATACTCAACCATCTCTGGCGTTATGTCTCTGTCAAAGTCCTCAACG